CGTAAGCTCTAGGTTATTCCCGTCATCAATACCCTTCCTATAGTTTGCTTCGTTGTGCCAGATATGTAGATTCATTTGAGCAAGAACTATTAACGATCTTATGAACTTAGCGTCCACTTTCTTTGGAGAGGGCTTGCTAAGTAGCTGATCGATATCATGCATAATCTGATTCATTTCAATCTTATATTCATCTTTATTTTCAGGAATAAAAACTTCTTTCAACTGAACAATAGAGAGTCTGTCGATTAACTCTGAAAAAGTAGGTAAGTATTTTCTGTATGTATCATCCATTTTATAGCTCAAAAGCCTCCTTCCATAATTCTAAAATTTCTTTCTTATCCATATACGTAGCGTTCGGATCATTTTCATCTAGTCCAAAATATTTGGTGCCTGTTTGTTCACATTCAGCCTTAATGTAGTTAAAGGTTTCTCTTTTGGAGGAGTGATATACAGAATGAAGAGAATCATACATATCTTGCTTATCCTCTGCATACTCCTTCCACTGCACATCCTCATTTAACAGAGGTTTAACCATCTTATCAAAGTAATCTGAGTCTGTAACGGCCCCATATAAATGTATATTTTTGAATCCATCGTCTAGGGCCTTTTGGACTGAGAGATGTGGTCTTTTATGAGAGTCTATGCTACCAACGACCCCCGCAATATCACTTTTTTTAGTGGATTTTTTGAGGTCAGATAACACATTAGGGATCACCTTGCTACTATGATCCAGATTGTGCCAATCTTTCTGAAAATCAGAAACATAATGCACAAAGTTATATATTGATAAAGGAACTACATCCTTCATCGGCCTTAAATCAGTTTCATGACAAGAATAAGCCATCTTCCTGACTGGATATTTATTGGTCACATTAATGAAATGAAATATTAAATTATCATCAGGATTTGCTCCCGCATAATCTAACGGCAAACCCCTACATTTATCCATGTGCCATGCATGAGGACCAAAAAATGCACACTCAATGCCGTTATCGTTAAACATATTACATAGATTAATAAAGGCAGTTGTTGACCCTCCAGGATTCGACCAGCCGCTAATAATTTTAATTACAGGCTTGCTCATAGTTCTCCAACTTCTTGTAAAGCTCGTCATAGCCGCGCAACTTAAAACACTCTCTGTATAAATCTATGCGTTTACTTGCTACTTTGTTTAAATCAAAATACAACTCTGAAACGGAGCGTAAATTTTCTCCCATACTTTCACGATGCTTTTTATCTCTAATCGCCTTAGTTAACACTCGTACCCACTCTGCCTTGGGAGCATCGGGAGGTATCAAATACCCCGTAACTCCGTTTTGAATAGTCTCGTTATAACATCCTACATCAGATGCGATCAATGGCACAGAATACCTCCCGCATTCAGCTACTTTAATTTCTGACTTAGAATCGTTAAAAGGGTTCATTTGAAGAGGAGCTATTGCTATGTCCATGCGAGAGTAAATTGATCCGTAATGTTCTGCTGGCATGGCGTTAAATATATTATAGTTTCTAGCCCCCTTAAACCCACTCATCAATATTCGTTCGTAGTTTGTCCAAACATCATGCTGCCAATCGGGTTCCTCCCCAGGAGGGACAGGGGGCTTACCATAAAAATCCCAACTTATGTTTTCTCTCCCAACTCTCTGATTTACAAAATGAGGTATTCCTGCAAACTCTTTAACGTCCTCCTCATGATGTATTCCTCCTGCCCAACCAATTCGAACAAACCTTTTCCTTGGGGGAGGCATCTTGGGAACATTCCAACAATCCAAGCGATAGTCTATAGCGTTTTTAATTATAGCAAGAACACCACCACAATACTCCTTCACTCTTTCAGCAAACTTAACTTGAGTGACGGTAACAACATCTGAATTAGCATAGTAAAACTCAGTCATTTCTGACAACCCCTGTTCTTCATAAACCGTTTTTAATCTATGCCCCTCATATAACTCAGTTAAAAGATCATCTGTATCGTAGTGAACAAACTTTCCGAACTCTTTAGCCTTTCCTATAATCCTGCCAGTATATGGACCACCCCAATTACAAATGTTGTGACAAAACACAACATCAGCCCATTTAATATTCTTAAATTGCCAATCATCTTCCCATTGTCCTGCCTTGTCTCCCTCCTCTATTATCCCTAAGGGGTTTTTATCAAACCTAATATCGAGTACATTAGAATATAACTCTTCCAACTTCCTAAAAGGAGCCCAAGCTCTGTAATAAGCACACCCGCCATCATTCGCTGGCACGACTAAAATCTTTAATTTATCCATAATAAAAATATAGGGAGCCTATAGCTCCCCATATTATAGCCAATAACCTAAAATTATTTAAGGTTATTCCTCTTCAGTTGCAGCAACCTGTTCTTCAGCTTCTTCAGCATCATCAGCATCATCAGCTTCAATGCCTAAAATACCTTCAAGTTCTGCGATCTTCTCTTGCATCTCTGCTTTCTGATCGTTTGCACCTTTAAGTTGTTGCTCTGTATTAGCAATGTAATCATTTACTTGCTGCATATTTTGCGAGTAACCATTAAGCATTACCTTAAGGAACTCTTCTACTTTAATATCAACAGTCATACGGACTCCTCCTTATCAAATTGTTCTTTAGTTGTTTGTGAGGAGTGGGCCACACCTAAAGCGGCCCCAATACTCCCTATCATCCCGCCTAAGTCCATATTCTTATCCGTAGGGATAAGGGATTTAGCAGCTTTTACATAGTGCTTTCTCTTTCGCTGACTGAACAGTGTAACTACACCCTCCCAGGCAGCAAGACTAGGCACAAAAGTTTTAAGCAAACCAAAACCAGCATCCATCATACCCCCTACATCATCCCCATCTAGATCTCCTCCAGCGGGAACATAAGCGGCATCAACCTTAAGCTGATCTTTATTTGCCATAACAAGCGAAGTCCCTTCGGGAATCTTAGCCTTCACAGAATCAGGTAGTTGGTCAAAGGGGATAATAGCCCCCTGCTCACCTTCTTCAAGCTGATCTGCGGTGGTAAATACCGTATCCTCTCCGAAGACATCTTCAAGAACAGCGCAGGACATTAAACCTGTGCCAAGGACAGCGGTAAAAACAAGAGTAAGAATAATATTTCTCATAATTAAGATTGTAGCCTCTTCATGTAATCATCATCAGAGGCATCTTCAGAAGTGCGATGATTATCGTCAGCAGACCTTTCTACAACGGCAAAAGGATTAAGTCCTTCAGCAACCTGCTTCATTTCTTCATAATCCTCAAGTCTTACAAGAGAGTAAATATCATGAAGTGAGTCCATCCATTCTGCGGTTTCCTTTCCGCTGCCAGCCTCGGAGGGCTTGGGGCGAGGAGCAGACTGGTCATACTTCGGCCATTGACCTTCCATCACCTTAATGATTTTGAAGTCATGCCCATCTTTTAAATCAGTGATATCCCCGTAATCAGGATCGCACATAGCGGCAATAATCTTTTTGAAAAGAATGATACCCACCGAAAGGATTTTAACGTCCCCCGTCTCACGCTCAACGGCATTCAGGTAGTAGCGATCCCTACCTTTAATTTGACGAGCCAAGGTTTCATCCTTAGTAGGCTCCTTCCACAAGGAGTAATAAAGATTACATAAGGGGCACTGCTCCCCATGAACCTGACGGCAGTGGATATTTCTAATATTTCCCTCAGCATTAGGAACTCGGTGGATCTTCGTCATTGCGTAGAAGTCCTGATCTTCTTCCTTCGGGGGGAGAATCCTAAGAACCGTCGTCCCTTCTTGTAGTTGAACAAAATTGTTCGTAAAGTCGCTTGATCCCCCAGTCCCAGGGCTGGAAAGCTTCTCATGCATTTCTCTAATCTTATCTAAATCTATTGCCATTTTTTCTCCTGTGTCGTAGTAGACAGTTGTTTGGTTATGGTATTATACCCAGTTTTTAAAATTGTTTTTAAGAATAAATATTTTTTTCTGCTCGGCCATTAGCTGAAAGTTGAATAAGCATGTCTTTCTTGTGGATGAAAGCATAAACCAAGCTTTTAAGAAGATTCAGTTTATGCGTTGCCTCATTCAAAACAATACTTAGTTCTAGATATGTAGGGTTTGAAAAAACATAGTCATCTAAATCTTTAGCTGTTGCTTTCTTCCCTTCTGCTTTACACTGTGTAGCATAATCTCTCCTTATTTCAGAAGAAAACTGTGTTACTTTTAGAGAGGCTTCTTCCACATCTCTTTTAGCTACATCACATAGTCCACTGTAATATGAGAATTGGCTTGCGTGTTTCATTAACTCTGTATCTATCTCTCTAGCGTTAATCTGGATGATCGAATCTGAAATATCTACAAACAGATCCCAATTCAAATCCTTATAAGCTAAAAGTAAATCATCTGCTCTAGACATATAGCAACTCCTTTGATAGTTTTGGGTTTAAGTTTGTGAACAGTAGCATTGCTCTCGTCATTGTTACAGTCAGCTTTTCATTGGTTGTCGAAATACAATTGCTAGATTCTTCTTCGGGTTCTCCTAACCCACAAAGCTCCAAGAAGATATGACAGATCTCATGAAACAAGGTTTCTCGCGCCACACAATCTTCCATCTTCTTCTCCAAACTTATTTGATAAGTATCAAAATCACATGTTCCCCAACACTTATCTTTATCTGATTTTAAACCAGAAACTACGTTGATAGAAAAGGTCATCCACCCGGCATTGACAGTTTGCATAGACTTGTTGTTTGCAATAATATCAAAGATGTGGTCACTCTGCTTCTTCAAAGTAGCTATCCCCTTCTTTTAAGCTGAGAATACTATAATCAATTTCAACAGGAACAATAAATCGCTGCTTTCCGTTCCTAGATTTCATAACATACGCCCTCATCCTTCCGTCATCAAACTCTTCTTCCGTTTGGTTTAATGATATAGCGTAATCACAAGTACGAATCTTTCCATAAGCATCAGCTAGTTCTGCATCAGTAATAAGCTTAACTGATCGCCCCTGCCTATTAGTTTGTGTTGCGGTCCAAACAAGGATGTTGTTTTCAACAGCAAGACCTCTAAGCTCCTCAGAAATACGCTGCTGTGCTTGATACTCTGCCATACCCTCTCTAGTAGGACGCATAAGTTCTAAATAATCTAGAAGAAGGATATCAGGAACAAAATCCTCATAGCTCTTTAACTGAACGAGAAGGGATCGAAGGGCATTAACGGTTGCACATCCAGTAGGAAACTCCTTAATAACCAACCTGCTATCAGGAAACTCACCCTTAAAAACATCCAACCTCTCGTTAACCATGCTAAACTTTTCTTTGAGATTCCTTTGCTGGATTAAAGTAGTAACCGAATCAAATCTCTGGGCGATCTTATCTTCACTCATCTCAAGGGAGACATACAGTACCTTTCTATTCTCCATCAAAGCTTGAACTCCTTGATTAACCAAATATAAAGACTTCCCTACCCCAGGGGGGGCGACCACCATCGCAAGCTCCTTCCTACTTAAACCTCCTTCTAGTTCTCTATTTAAGGTGGAGAAAACGAGACGAAAGCGTTCCCCCTCTGCATCCTTAAAGAGTCTATCAAACCTACCTTTGATATCATCGAAATACATATGCCCATAGTCTACACTCCTATTAACCGTAAGAGCTTTTCTAACGACAGACTCAATCTCCTCAATCCTATCGTTCTTCATCAACCCTATACTTTCAGTAATGGCTGATTTCATCGCCTCCTTACGGGCAAAAGACTCAACTATATCAAGATAGAATTCTACATTATCAATGGAAGAAGTATCCATAGTGTTGATGTGGTGTAACTCATCAACATAGTCAGACAACGGCTCCCTACCTTCCTTTATCTTCTTTACTTCCTCTACAATAAAATCATCGGTAGGAAGGCTGTTATACTTCTCGTAATGTCTTCCTATAGTCGAGAAAATCTTTCCGTGTATTGGGAACTCAAAGTAATCATCCTTAACTAGGGATGCTATTTGAAGATAAAAGTCTCGGTTGTACTTAGAGAGAAAGAGAATACCTCTTTGGATATTCTCACTAAAATCGTATTTCATTTCTACTGTGGTTTATCGAAGTCTAATTTGCCTGGATCTCGTCGCACATTATTATAGCAATCTCTCGTCAATTGTTTAGCATTATCCAACGCCTTTGTATACTGCTCCTCTGTGCGCTTCTTTGCTATACCTCGCTTAACATGTTCCTCACCATTAGGAACAATCCTTGAATACTGCTGCCAACCTTGATTAGTATGCTTTTCCGATCTTGCAATAGAATCATTGAGAAACTTGTCCGCTTCTTGTTTATTCATACCATCTCTATCGTACTTAGCGTTCCTAGCTCTAACCGTGTTGAAATCAGTATCAGCACCCCAATTAACATGCAAGGTCTGATCCCCGTAGTACCTATTACCAAATTTACCACATTTATTTGGGCACTTCGTCCTTTTAGGAGCTTTCCCTACAGAAGCCTCTCGCTCCCAAACAATATCACAATTCTTGCATAGGTAATCAAATCTTGCCATCATTAAATCTCTTCTTTATGATAGCCGCGCTGCGGTAGGGATCATCCACCGACCCCTTCACCTGGGGCTCCTGTTCGATCACAGCACTTGCAGCAAGGCGTAGGTGCAAACGCTTCAGGGTTCTCGCTGTCTGGGTGATCGGCCCCGGAAGTATAGCAGTCCCCCATAATATCTTTCATCATCATGCACATGCATTTTTTAATGGAGCCTTTCTTACAGGATCCTTTCCCTGTGCTCTCAAGAGCTTCCTGTAAATCCTTTCCTAAAGTAATGGGGGGACTTTCTCCTTCTCTGGGAATGTCGGATCCCCAGTTTATCCCCACACCGTCATCCCACCTGGGGTTGGTGTTCTGGTCCTGCATATCTAAGGCTTCAGCTAGACACTGCGCTCCCGATCCGTGACGACCCCCTAGGGCACCGCCATCCCCATCCGTTGTAGATCCACTGTCCGTAGTACATGTTTGGTGCCCTTCGGAGTCGAAACCAGTACAAACTTCCCACCAAGTATTATCACCATCTATGGACCCGCCGTGCTTTAGATTTGCTGCTGAAATCTTTTTTTCTCTCTCACAAATTTTCTTGGGGCATGAGCCATCACAATTCCTTGACCCAGCGGGTGATGGATTAGACCCTTTATCTTCCATCCACTTGCAGTCTTCACACGAATTAACCTTCTCTAGAAATTTCCTCGTTTCTGTGACGCTTGTTATAGTATTAGTGAAAGAGAACTCCATCCGGTTTGAGCCAGAATAGTTCATGGATCGCTTGGACTTCATATCCCCAAAGCATTCAGGCTTCTCTTCATCCCGCTCCGGGTCAACCTCGGAAGGTAAAACGCACTCCACCCATTTCTCAACTTTTACCTTAAGTGTTATATTCCTTTCACTAGTGAGTTTGCCCCAATGCGATCTGGGGACGCCACTGTTGTTTTCCGCGCCAGCGGGTCTATTTTGTGCGCTTTCTAGAATTATTGTTAAAGTAGTTTTACATATTTCTTCACAAGCACATTTCCTTGAAGAAGGAGGGGGAGTTCCAGGGGGTCCAGGCTCTCCACCTGTAGTGGTTCCACCAGGATAACCTGGACCTTGGTTACTTCCTTGATTCCAATAACTATTAAATAATGTTCCTTTATTTAC